GTGGTATTGTCCGAACTGTATCACGCCGGCGGCGAAGGCGGCTCGGGCGTGCGCCCGGACCGGCTCGCCCTATCATCTACGACAGTATCTCCGGATCAGAAAGCGGGGGGCGTGATGGCACTCGCAGATGAAATCGCCAGACTCATTCTGGTTTGGCTGGTCACGCTCAGCGTCGTGTTCGGTGCGGCGAACGTCCATTATCGAATGAGTAAGAGAAAGGAGGAAAGCGAAAATGATAACTGAGTGGCAGCGTCAACTGCGCCGGCGACACCTGGGGTCGAGTGATATGCCGATTATTATGGGCTTGTCGCCGTACAGCAAGACGCCGAGTGATATTTACTGGTCGAAAGTAGCCGAGACGCCGGACGATACGACAGAGGCCATGACGACGGGCAACTGGCTCGAAGGGCCGCTGCTCGATTGGGCGGCGGGGGAGTTGGGTGTTCGGATCGATACGGATCCGGCTGATTTGTTTACGGTGGCCCACGAAGGCGACGGGAAGGATTTACTTGCCGCGAACCACGACGCGCTGATTGTCGGCCGGCGTGAAGGCATCGAAGCCAAGTTCCGCAATTCCGAAGGGGCCAGTGCGTTCGGCGATGAATACACCGATCAAGTGCCTTACGACATTCTCGTGCAGGTCCAGCATCAGATGTATTGCGGCAACCTCGACAAGGTGTATGTGAGCCTGGGGACGCCGAGTTACTACAAGGTGGACCGCAAGCTGTATATCGTACCGCGAGACGAAGAAATCATTGAACAGATCGTCAAATTTGGCGTCAACTGGTGGCAGCGGCATGTGGAGGCGCAGATCCCGCCGAACGGCGAAACGGTCCCGCCGTTGTATGTCCTTAAGGCGATCGAGCGAAAAGCCGGTGCGCAAATCAAGCTGTCAAACGACGCTAAGTCGTGGGCCGACAAACGGATAGCGTTAAAAGCGCAGATCAAGGCGCTGGGAAAAGACGTTGATAAGTTCAGTGCCAAGCTCATTCACGCCTTGTCCGGCGCGGAAATCGGCTTGTTGCCGGACGGCCGGAAAGTGACCTATCACCAGTACGAATCCAACCGTTTCAACAGTAAACAATTCAAGATCGATCATCCGGACATGGCCCCGGAGTACACAACGAAGTCGAGTCACAGAACCCTCTATATTAAGAAGAAATGAACGGGAGTCATATTATGGCGAAGCGAAACACAGAAAACGGCAATGCTAATGTACCGGCCCTGTCGCCGCCACGGTTGCCTTATCATCCAGCCGTTGAAGAACGGTTTGGAATCGACAGGAGCGGATGGAAGGCGTTGGTGGAGGCGATCTTTCCCTCTGCACAATCGCCCGAATCAGTCATTCTGGCTTTGAGCTACTGTAAAGCTCGCAAGCTCGACCCGTTTAAGCGGGTGATACACATTGTAGGGATTTGGGATAGCCAGAAGAATTGCATGAAGGATACGGTGTGGCCGGGCATCGGGGAGCTTCGGACTACAGCACATCGGACGGGGATCTATGCCGGTCGTGACAAAACGGAATACGGGCCGGACGTGACGAAGGTGTGGGAAGGCAAGGACCGGAAAAAGAACTTCGATTATCGTTATGAAGTGACGTTCCCGGAATGGGCACAGGTGACTTTGTACCGCACGGTCAACGGCCAACGTGTGGCCTACGCTGGACCACAGGTGTATTGGCTGGAAACGTTCGGTGAGGATCGAAACGGTGCTCCGAACAGCATGTGGCGCAAGCGGCCGCGTGGACAGATTGACAAATGCGCGGAGGCGGCGGCGTTGCGTTCGGCTTTTCCGGAAGAAGTCGGCAACGAATATATCGACGCTGAGGCTCATCTGTCAAAGCAGGTCGAATCCAGGGAAGTCGAGACCGAAGGCGGTAACGAAGGTCTCAAAAAGTTGCTGGCCGAACGCGAGGCGAATACTCAGGCGGAGCCTCCGCAAGCCGAGACGCCCGAAGAACCGCAAACAGAGGCAGGGAACGTGCCGGCCGACGAAGAACCCCCGGATAAGTCCGATGAACGCGACGCAGAAACCGAAGCGAAAGTCCAGTCGGAAAAGGAAAAGCTGCAAACAGCCGGGGCCGGCAAGGGCAACGGCTGCAATCTGTTTTAGTGGTGGCCATTAGTTGTTGAGCGGCGGGTAACGTCTCTCCTCAGCCCGCCGCTCTGTTTTGACAAGTTCATAGTGGGTCTCGTCGTCTAAGGGCAGGATGCCGGGTTTTCGTCCCGGAGGTCGGGGTTCGACTCCCCGCGAGACTAGTATCGCGGGGTGCACGAGTGGTCTAAGTGACGTGTCTCATAAGCACGGACTCGCGGGTTCGAATCCCGCCCCCGCTATTGTTATGGGCTCGAAACCCTACAGAGAGCCGGGACCGGGCGGTCCGCGACGGATGCGCATTTACCCATTCCGTCGTAGGCGACTGGAACGCCAGTTGAAACGCCTACCCGCCCGTCCCGGCGGGACTTAACAAGTGAATAGTCTTCTCATTTACTGCTACAACGAACGTAACCACCGGCGAACGGCTCAGGCCGACAGGGATGGAAGGTGCCGAGGCAGATGGACAGGTGTGGAGTAGGCTTTGCCGGTATTTTTGATGAACAGAAAGGAGAACTCATGAGTACGCAAGTAGAAGTCACGAGGAGGGAGTGCATTATTGATTTATTGCGGGGCACGAACCGCAAGGGCATGGACGCTCTGATTGCCTACCTGGAGGACGAAGGCTTTTTCACGTCCCCGGCGTCCACGAAATTCCACGGAGCCTACCCGGGCGGACTGGCCGAACACTCGCTGAGGGTCTTTGACCTATTGCAAGGCTACAGCAACGAGATCGACCTTGTGACGGCAACACGGCCGGGCCAGAAGCCGATTCCCATCGAGTACAACAACATCATCATCGCGGGCCTGCTGCATGACGTATGCAAGGTCGGGGCCTACATCGGGACCGAATCGCCGTACAAGTGGAATAAGCAACAGCCTTTCGGCCATGCCCTGTTGTCCATCGAGCGCCTCAAATGCTTCATCGGACTCAAAGAGCTGGAGGTCATGATGATCCGCTTCCACATGGGCATCTATGGCCTTCGAGAGTTCTACGAAGAGGACAGTTCGGAATATAGGACACATGCCGAATACCCGCTTCGCGGGGATCATTCCAAAGACCGCAAACTTACCAAAGAGCAAAGCCAGAAGGCCCGTTACGGCCAGTCGATGCGGAATGCGTGGTATCACAATCCGATCTGCAAGCTCATGTATTTCTGCGATGAGCTGGCGACGATGCAGGAAACGAGAGGGGGGGAAATTGAAAACCAACAAACTGTTTGAAATCTGGAATGATTGTCAAGCAAGTCAATGCTATTTCGGGAGAAAACCATGAAGCTCAAGACCCTCAGAGTTAATCATTTTGTCGGCGTCGAGGAGGCGGAGATTGGCTTCGACAAGCCCGTCACGCTCTTTGCCGGCCGCAACAATCAGGGCAAGTCCACCGTCAAGGACGCCATTGAATTCAGCCTGACGGGTATGTGTCGGGCGATGAAATTCAAGAAGGATAAAACGTACCTCCATCGCGGCGACAATGGCATGGCGACGGAATTGCTTTATGAAAATCATGAAGGCGTCGAGGTCATTACAAACGGGTCACGTCGTAACGGCGACAATCTCGACGTGCTACACTATTGCCTCAATCCCGCCGAGTTCATTTCGCTACCCGCCAAGGAGCGGGCGAAGATTCTCGCTGCGGTCCTGGGCGGCGGGTTGGATGATGTCGTTAAGAGCGCCATCGCCGAACACATCGGCAACATCGATGAGACGGTGCTCGCGGAGGTCAAGGGCAGCGGGATCAATATTCTCGACGTGGACGCCTTCAAAAAGGAGATTGTCGAGATCCGGCGCAGCTACAAGCGGCTGATTGCGGACCTGCCGAAGAAACCGCCGCTGTTGGGCGATTATGAGCTGGAGGACGGCTACGACGTCACGAAGGATCGGGAGGCCGTCAAGGCGTTGGCCGAGCGGATTAAAAATGGCACGGACATGCTGGCCGACGCGAAGGCCATGCTGCAAGCCAAAGCGGAGATTGCGGACCTGCAAAAAGCATTGAAGCACATCGCATCGGACAAAAAAACCGTCCCGAGCCTTCCGAGGGGCGTCAGTAAGAAGAAGCTCGAAGATGCGCCGTCGATCATGCTGTTCATGGAGGACATGCTCAAAGGCAGCGGCGTGAATTGCGAATGCCCCGTCTGCGCACAGAAAACAGAGCGCGGCAAGCTAAAAGCACATTATGACGATGTAGTGACGTGGTATGAGAAGTACAAGAACGTCGTCCGGAAGCGAACAGAGGCGGAGCTTCACAATCAGCGAACAGACACCGAAAAGCAGATCAAAGAGACGCAACTCAAAGAAGCGAAGGCGAAACTCAAAAACAAGAAGATCCCGAAAGGCGGGGAGGCGTTGCTGGCTCAGCTTCAAACCGAGCGGGATCAGGCCCAGGAACGCATTGCTAATTTCAGGCGGTTCGAGATCGATACGGAGGCGTTCGAAACAGCCGGGCAGAAGCGTGAAGGCTTGAAGGGGCTGGTGGCCGAGTGCGACCGCATCGATGAGGCCCTGAAAGACGGCGGGCCGGTCAAGTCGGCAATCGCGGCGGGCGGTAAGACGCTGCCGATCAATGAGAGCCTGTTGACGTTGTGGAGTATGAGCGAATTGAGTTGGTCGGACAATGGCGAGATCAAATTGGGTGATTTGCCCATTGAGTATGCGTCGGCGTCCGAGCAGTATCGTGCCGGTTGCGTGATGGGCATGGCGTTAGCGGAAGTCTCAGGGATCGGCGTGGTGGCCTTGGATGGCTACGAGATACTCGATCCTGATAATGCAAGTGCCTTTGTGGCTGCGTGCGCAAAGACGCGGATCAATAACGCTTTGATCTTCTGTTCGAGTGACAAAAACTATACCGACGTGCAAACCCCCGAGTTCTTGGGAGTCTTTCAGGTCTCTCAGGGGAACGTCACGCGGATTCATTAGGATTTTCTCCCTCGGCATCGACAGGCGACGTAACGATCCGTTCCTCTGGTCGCCTGTCATGCCTCATTAAACAAGGAAGGATTCTGTTGATGTCATGCAGATTTACGTTTCGCCCGGTTGTTCAATGGCCGTCGAATAAGACGCGACGGCCGAAACCATCTGTTTTTCGCGTGCAATACCAAGTAACGCTGGATCTGTTGGACAAAGAGCTGACCATGCTCGGAGTGAATCAGGCCGTCATTCAGTTGGATCTGCCGGAATCGAAGATACGAATGGATGGTTTGCCCTACAGCAACGCCTCCCCTGATTTCCAGGGCGTCATTCTCAGCTTCGACTCGAAGTACGGCCCCCTTCGATACGCAACGGACGTATTTGATCGATGGAGGGACAATCTGCGAGCCATTGCCCTGGGCCTGGAGGCGTTGCGAAAGGTGGACCGTTACGGGATCACGAAGAAAGGTGAGCAGTACACCGGTTGGAAACAGTTGCCAGCGTCGATTGATGGGTTTAGTGATGAATTCAAGGCGGCGGCGTTCCTCTCTCGACACAGCGGATTGGACGTAAGGGAGGTTCTCAAAAGCCGGGACACCAAAACCCGGGCGTTCAGAAAGGCCGCTCAAAAGCTCCATCCGGACAAGGGGGGTGCCGCCAGAGACTTCGACTTGCTCAATAAAGCAAAAAATCTGTTAATGAAATAAAGGAGGAATATCATGGACACACGGACAGGTGAGCTATTAACCGAGGACGAAGCCCGACGCCGGAGAGAGGCGCTGGAAACGTGCGGTGTACCGTTTCCCGAGGATATTATCAAACCGCTACCGGCAAGTTTTCAACCGAACAAGCGACAACTCCAAAGCCATCGTATCGGGCGCAACGAAAAGTGCCCCTGTGGAAGCGGACTGAAATTTAAAAAGTGCTGTATGAGAGGATGATATGAATTAGCAGGAAATAACCACACTAACAATAAATCAAAGGAGATCATTATGCCTACATTTCAAGAGATCCCGCTCAAAGATATTGTGCTCAGCGGGGACAATCAACGCACCATTCTCGAAGGCGACGACGCCTTTAAGGAACTGAAAGCGAGTATCGAAGCCGGTGTTGCCGCGGGCGGTCCGGGCGTGCGCGTTCCGATCATCGTCCGCAAAATCAAAGGCCGAAAGCAACCGGGCAACAATACGAAAGACACCTACGAGCTGCGCGCGGGTGAACGCCGGTATCGGGCCTGTAAGTCCCTGGGCCTGAAAACCATCCCGGCCGTTGTGCATAATAACCTGGATGACCTGGAAGCGCTGGACTTAATGTATATCGAAAACAAGTTCCGGGAAAACCTGAAACCGATGGAGGAAGCGGCGGAGGTCGCGTTGCTGATGGAGCGGTTCGGTGGCAGCGCCAAACGTATCGCCGAGAAGATCGGCAAGGCCGAACAATGGGTGCGCGTGCGCGCCAATATCATCAACGGCCTCATCAAGCCGTGGAAAACAGAGATCCGTAAAAAGGGTGAGAGCCGGTTTGCCTCCTGGACGATCTCGCACCTGTTACAAATCGCTCGATTGCCGAATCATCATCAAAAGGAGCTGTTGAGATTTTATACACAAAGCTGGATTGATCCGGAAAAGGCAACGGCGGCGGACGTGGAAGAGAAGATCGCGCGTCTCATGCAACTACTCTCGAAGGCCATGTGGAATCTCGATGATGAAACGCTGTGCCCGACCGCCGGGGCGTGCTCACAATGCACGAAGCGAACAGGGCATCAGCCGATGCTGTGGTTCGACAGTGACGATCAGGCCGAAGCGGGGGATCAGTGCCTCGATCCGGAATGCTGGATGGGTAAGCAGACGGCGTGGCTGGCGCGACGGGCGAAAGAATTGAGGGACAAACACCCCAAGCTCGTGCTCGTGGCCAAGGGGTATCCGCAAGACCGGGAGGCCGAGGCTATCGGTAAAAACGTCGGGACGTACCTCTGTGAATGGGATTATAAGGTCGTCAAAAAATCGGCCAAGGGCGCCGTGCCGGCCATGTACGTTTTCGGCAAAGGCGTGGGCCAACTCACCTATATCCAACGCAAATCGAACGCCTCCGAGACGCCGAAAGCCAAGGGGGTGCCCACGCCTTTGAAAGAGCGACGCGCCAAGCTCAACGCCAAGCGCTGGGCCCAGGTGTTGGTCGATATGAAGGATAGGGTCGAGAAGAGCACCGCCGGGGATATCACCTACAAAGACAAAGTGACGGGCTTAATGGCGATGGTGGCCTGTTACGGGAATTCGCGGCTATGGTGTGCCCATTCGCAGGTCAACGCCAAGGACGTTGAAAAGCTCATCAAAGACAAAGATGGGCAGGCGAAAGCCCTCGACATGCTGTGGCAGAGCTTCATCCCCACTCTGAGAGACGAGTTGACCTGGAACGGCCCGATTACACAAACCCCGAACAGCTTGACAGAAGATGCGAAGTGGATTGCCAAGCTGATCGGGGTGGATATCCAAGCATTGTTCAAGGACGTGAGCGAACGCAAAGGTTTCACAGAGCCGAAATCGTGGCAGTCTCTTAACGCCGACGGAACACCGAAGAAAGCGAAACCGAAAAAGACCGACCAGCCCAAGCCTATGAAGAAAGCATCGTAACGATGGGCACATACCGAGGGAACGTAGATAAGCTCAGAGAGGACATCGACCGCATCGTGGAGCGGCTGAGGCAGTCCTCTATTCCGATCACGACGCTCTACCGGACGGAGTATCACGTCGGCTATGCGACGTTCAAGCGGGAAATCCTGAAGCGCATCTCTGAGGAAGAGTACCAGCACATTGCCAAGCAAAGGATGGCACAGCTCAATAACGAGGCCACGCAATTCAAGAAAGGTCATACGCCCTGGAATAAAGACGTCAAGGGCCTCCGCATGTCGCCCGCGACGGAATTCAAGAAAGGGCATTTGCCTCATAATTATAAAAAGATCGGCGCGATTTACATCGTCAAAGACAAAAAGGGCACGCCGTATCGCTGGATCAAGCTCAAGGACACCGGACCGAGAGAACACCGGCGAAAGCCTTACGCTCGGTATGTGTGGGAAGGTGAACACGGCCCGATCCCAAAGGGCGGGATCATCCGCCATAAGGACGGCGATTCACTCAATGACAACCTCGACAATCTCATGTTGATTGACCGGGCTGAGAATGCCCGAATCACGCGCCGCTCGCCCAAGGCGGAGGCGAACCGATTGAAGGCTTTACGGAAGGCGGCAAAGAAACGCTGGCGAGCCTATCGTAAGAAAAAAAAGGAACAGGCGGAAGCTCTGGAATCTCTCAGGCAAAAGAGATTGAAGGCGGTCGCCGAAGAAGTGCGCGACAAGGAATTGCACGAGGAGAATATCATCCAGATCAGAGGGCCGTTGACGGTTTGGTACGATTGCCCGGGCTGTGGATACAGGGCGAAAGAAGAAGCTCTCCCCTGTCCGAAATGCGGGTCGATTGTCCGATTCGAGCGCATCGAGCACGCGATGGAGTATATCGAGAATTGGAATGAAATGAGGGACGGAGCACGTCCGGCAAGGAAGGCTGCATGTTCATGATTACGGAATGGTTTGAACGCTACGAAGTCAACGAGAAAGGACACCCGGCAAAGCCGGGAGACAAGCTGCGAAAAGGACGTTTAGATTATATCAGATCGAAAGTTCATGGACGATCTCAAAGCGCGGGCTTTGCTGCTATGCAATCTGTCGCGGGGGAATATGCCTATGAGGTCTTTGGACTCTTTCATAAATTCCTGGAGATCAAAGGGCATGCAGAGGCCGAGAAACGAAGTGGCCCCCTTTTAAACGCCCGAAACGAACCGGCAACGATAGAAGATTTGGCATTTATCTGTCGATGGCCAGTCGAGCGCGTGCGTCATGCGTTAGCTGTTCTATGCCATCCGAGAGTCGAATGGATGTTTGTTCTGAATTCCCATCAAGAGAGTAGTGAATTACTCGACACTATAGATTCCCGGAAATTCCCGGAATTCCCGGAGGGGTCAGAGCAAGGTTTAGGGTGCCCAGATTCACACTTTCCCGGAATTCCCAGAAAAAACGGGATATTACCTAAAATCGGCGATCCTGAGCAAAAAAACGGCATAGATTGCCCAAGTCCACACTTTCCCGGAATTCCCGGACGCTTCTTGAATACAACTCAACACAATACAAGATATACTATACACACACACTCAAAGGGCAAGCGAGCAGAAGCGTTTGAATTAAAACCTACCGGAATGGGAGGGAATGACCAGGTAAGCTACGCGCTCCAGGACTGTATCGACGCCTGTGTCATGGTGGGCATCCCCAAACCCAACGCGCAGAGTTATTACGACCACTACAATTCTCAGGGATGGAAAAAAGCCAACAGCCAGCCGATTACCAGCTTGCGGTCCCACATGGTCAAGCGATGGGATCGAGCGGCTCAGTGTTGGGACTTTGACAGGAGCCAGTCGAATGGATTCAGACGAGAAGCGACTAAAGCAAATCAATCGCCAAATCATAATCAGACAAAAGCAGTCTCGGGCACGCAGAGAAAGAGAATCAGCGACCAGGATTTCGGAGACGACCTCCTCGATCCGTGCGCCGAGGACTGAGGATGAACATCAATGTCCTCGGTGCCATAAGGGGAATGTGGAGTTGATGGACCTGACCGGTGAGGGAGATTTGGCCGGTCCGTTTTCAAAGCTGTGCTCGACGTGTAATGACGAGCGGTTGGATTATTTAAAGCGCCGTGCACGCCAGGAACTGCGGGTGAAAAGGGAGGCGAAGGCCGCAAAGCTTCGATCCGGCATTGAGAAAACCATACCGCCGCTCTTTCGGAAGGCCCGGCTATGGAAGATCAGCTCCAAACTCAGGGCGGTGTTGCTTGGCCATAATCCTAAAACGGGCCTCGTGCTGTACGGGCCGACCGGACGGGGTAAAAGTTTTGCGATGTGCGCTTTGCTTCGCTATTTGATCGGTCAAGGCCAATCGGCTGTTCGTGTGGGGTACGAACGGTTATGCCTGGAAATTCGCGACACGTTTAAACGGGATAACAATACGTCCGAGCTGGACGTGATTCGGCCGTACTTGTCCCCGGACGTCCTGCTGATCGAGGACCTGGGGGCCGGCAAGGCGATTGGGTCTGTCCAGTCTGATTTCAGTCTGCGTGTGATTTACGTCATTGTCGATCATCGACTCGAACAATGCAACACGACCCTCATTACCACGAACATGGCGAAGCGCACATTGAGTGAAAGTTTTGATGAGCGAATTGCCAGTCGATTGTCTGTGATGACGTGGCAAGGGATTGGGGGAAAGGATAAACGGGAAAAGGAGTGACACCATGAGCCTCGTCAAAAAAATCATCCAGAAGCTCGAAGATGACGCGACGGACCTCAAAGGCCACATCGCCACGCTCCAGGCTCGGGCCGACCGAACGAAAGCGGTGGCCGACCAGTTGCGTGAGATGTATGCCGATGAACTCAAAGCGGAAGAGGCGAAAGCACTGAAACAGCGAACCACTCGAAGCACGCGCAGACTTTAAACCGTACAAAAAACTCATGTAGGAGAGCCAATGAGAATAGAGTTCTTTATCCCGGGCCGGGCCCGTCCGGCTGGAAGCAAAGGGGCGTTCAGGCATAAGCATACGGGCGAGATCATCGTGACTCATGCAAACCCGGCGACGAAAGAGTGGATGAACACGGTGAAGTCTTTTGCTTTAGAGGCGGCGAAACGACACGTTCAAGAGAATCCGAAAGAGAAGATTACAGCCATCACGCCGGCCAATAGACCGTGTCAAATGATGATCCGGGCAACCGGAATGAAGCCGACGACGGAAGCGGTCTGCCTCAAATTGGTTTTTCTCAGGGATCGGCCACAGGCTCACTATGGCACCGGGCGTAACGCCGGCGTATTGAAAAAGTCGGCGCCACCCCACCTCATCCAAACGCCGGATTTAACGAAACTCATACGGGCCGTGGAGGACGGCTTGACCGGGATCATCTGGAAAGACGACAAACAGGTGATTGCCCAAGCGACCATCAAGCGTTATTGCCGGGGCGATGAGATCCCCGGCGTTCAAGTAATCGTCGAAACCGTGCATGGATTGAAAGGATTTTATGATGGCAAAGAAAAAGAAATCAGAGGACAAGGGACAGGGTTCCTTTTCGGGAGTGTTGGGCGGGAAGGTGGAAACGACGGCGGTGATTAACCAACTGAATATTGGCTGCCATAAGGACGATATCTCGTTTACGTCGTTGTCGCTGAAAGGCGAGGACAACGAGATCATTACCGATATGGTCAAAAACGAACGCGACGTGTTGATAGCGATCGCTCTGCAAATGCCGGACAAGCAATTCCCGCCGATCCAGGTCAAGGGCAAGCTCAAGGGCTACAGCATCGCCAAGACGTGCGACAGTCCGAAGATCATCAATATTCAGTTCAGCTCGAATCAGGTGCAGCAGATTACCCATTTGATCCGGTCCGAGGAAGAGATCCTGCTGACCTTCACCGAGTGCGAGCCGGAGCTGGAGTTTGGGGAGGGGCGGGAATGATCGTTGTTGAATACAACCACCGCATCAGGCAAAAGCCGGTGAGCGTGAAGGTGCCGAAACGAATTGCCAGGAAGATTGCGGCGTTAAGGGTTTTGGTGACAAAGTAATGGTTTTAACGAAAGGAGTTGACAGATGTTGGCAGAGTTGGGAACAAACGCACTGAGTGTGGAGGGCGTGACAGTGACATCGACCATGATGATAATGGGTGTGGGCGTCGGGCTGGTGGTCGAGCTGGTCAAGGCGGTGTTGAGCAAATGGCCGGGCTTTACGGCGGAGATGCGAAAACCGATGTTGCCGCTGGTCGGGATCGGATTGTCGATGCTGGCGTTTGGCGTGGCCGGGATCGAGAACTGGCTGCTCGGCGGGATCGTGATGGGTTTGGCCGCGGGCGGCGGTTACGATTTTCTAAAAGGCGTCACGCGGAAAGCCGCCAAAATGGGATCGGCGGCGCCGTTGTTGGCGGTTCTTCTTCTGGCGAGCCTGTCCGGGTGCCGGGCGTATATGGAACCGAAGCTCAAACAGCAGTTCGAGCAGGCGGCGATTCTGAGCCGGGCGTGGCTGGAGGATTGCGAGGACGGCAACCCCGAGGCGTGCAGCGAGGGCCTGCGGCTATGCAACGAGACGATGGAGCTGGTCGTGGACGCGATGAACAATCAGCCGTCGAGTGAGAAAGGGGGTGAAAAGTGACAGTTCAAGAACTGATTGCCGATTTACCGGAGATCGTCAGGCCGATGGCCGAGCTGTGGCTTCCCGTCATAAAATCATGGTCCACCGTGCAGATGGAATCCTGGCTCAGAGATATTCTGTCCAACTGGCAGGAAGGCTATTCTCGCGTGGTCAAGGACATGGACGTGGCGACCCGCAAGGCGGAGCACGAAAGGGTCAATGAGGCGATTCGGGCGGCGAATAACAACTGGTCGGCCTATATCGAACAGCAGCGGGAAATGATCCTGGCGATGATCGCCGGATTGCTGACCAAGGTGTTGGGGGCGTAGCCGACGTGAAGGAAGAACAGGTCAATCATCGTTCCCCCGCCTGGGACACCCCTGTAGCATCCCGCACAGGCAGGCGGGGGACGTCTTGTTGTCATAAAATATTATGAAGTATTCAGATTATTTTATTGATACAAGCAAGGAAATAAGGTACACTTAAGCTATGGCAACGACTCAAAACATTTTTAAAGAGCCGGTGGTGTTCAACATTGGTTATCAAGGCTATGACCTGACGTCATTCATTTCGGCGTTAAAAGCTGCGGGTATTGATCGTTTAGTGGATCTTCGAGAGAGGCCGGTCAGTCGCAAGAAAGGGTTTTCGAGAAGGCAACTGGAGAGCGCCCTGAAAGCAGAGGGTATCGCGTATAGCTGGATGGGTCGGCTCCTGGGCGGCTTTTCGATCCCAAAGGAAACCTGGAGGATCGGATGCAAACAGATGGCTGACATGGCTCAGAGCGAAACGATCGTCATGATGTGCATGGAAGCGAATGTCAAAGAGTGTCATCGAAGGCAGTTGGCGGATATCCTGGCGATCGAGTATGAGATTCACAACATCAATCTGTGAGGCAACGGAATGTTTCGTGGCGTAGTCGGGCACGAGATCAGGGATTGGATCATTAGCAATGCACGCTGTGTAAGCGGCCGGACGGTCTATGTCGGGTGTAGCGGCGCTTTCACTATCGAGACGGTCTTGTCTCAATTGAACGCTCCCCCTGAGAGAATAATCTCCAGCGACGTGTCACTCTATAGTAGTGCGTTAGGCTGTTATTATACCGATACGCCTTTTGACCTGACAACGCGGCCGGGCTATGAATGGCTGTCCCCTTTCCTGACGAACACCGCAGAGATCGCCGCGGCGGTTGTGGTGGTCCAGGAAATGAACCTGTACCGGACGCGCAAGACGTCGTATCACCGGCGAATGTGGGATCATTACCAGAATCATTTCAAAGCGTATCATAGCGCTGTGCTGGACAAACTCGCCAAGCGCAAATCCCTCCTCACAATTGACGATTATCAAGCCCTCGACGTGAAGGATTTTGTCCATCAATGCCCTGCGGATAGCGTGTTCCTGTCCTTCATGCCGTTCTATGCAGGCGATTATGCCAGCATGTTTCGCGTGTTGGATGAGGCGTTTGAATGGACGGCCCCTGCGTTCGAGGAACTGACGCCGGAACGAAAAGAAGCATTGCTTCGCGGGATCAGCGAAAAGCTCAACTACGTGCATCTAGACGATCAGCGCCGAGCGTTCATGCCGATCCGGGCCAGTGTGGGGGGCGGTCGAAAGGTCCCTGTGTACCTGTATAGTAATCTGGGCCATGCAGGCTCGGAGGTTTACTATAAGCCGTCCATCAATGCGTGGGACGTCCCGCCGTACAAGATTCTCCAAGTCGATCAGGAACTCGGCGCGCCGTATGACCTCAAGATTGTGGCCATCAGCTACCGGCACCTGAGTTACATTCGCGACAAGAATCTGGCCAAGTCGATCAAGCCGACGAGTCCGAGTTGGGGGTACGGCGTCTTTATAAACGACGTGCTGGTGGGCGTGTTGGGTTGGAATCGAGGCAAAGACGGTGAAAAATATTACTTGCTCACGGACACCCCGGTTACGTCGAATGTCTATCGCCGAATCAGCAAGCTCATGTGCGCCGTCGCCAAGACCAAAGCAATGGGGGACATTCTCAGGCAAAGAACAGGGCAGTTCTGGAAAACGTTCACGACGACGGCCCGAACGCAAAAGGCCGTTTCGATGAAGTATCGCGGTGTGTTTCAAGAGGTCAATCGGGATAAAAAACAAGGCATCATCAACTACGGGTCCAAGTTTAACTGGACGCGAGAAAAGGCCGTCAAGAAATGGATGCAATGGGAAAAACAGGCGAAACACTCCAAACAAAAATCGTGAGGGTCGATCCCCGCGGATTGACGCTGTTGGAAGAAAACGCTCGGTTCATGCCGGCGGAGCAATACCAGCGTTTGGTGTTGAATATCCAGCGGGACGGCTGTTTGAGTAGCACGCCGCTGGTCTATCGAAATAAAGATCAAGTGATTGTGTTGAGCGGCAATCATCGAACGATGGCGGCTATCGATGCCGGCCTGGAGGCTATTGACGTCATGGAAATTCTGAGTCCGCTGACGGAAGATCGGATGCGGGCCATCCAGTTAAGCCATAATGCGTTGAACGGCAAGGACCAACTTAATGTTCTGAAATCGATTTGGAGTAAAATTGATGGTGTTGACGCGAAGGAATACGCGGCGCTGAGCAAGCAAATGATCGAAGACATGGAACGCATCGACGTGCCGGCCATTGATGCGCGGCTCAATTTCGAGCACATTTCGATCATGTTTTTGGGTGAAGAGAAGGAAGAAGTGCTGGACGTCCTGCAGAAGGTTCGCAAGTGGAATATCACGGGCAAGGACGTGTGGGTCGAAGCGATTCAGCACTACGACGACATCGCTCGGGCGATGGAAGACATCTGTACGCGGGAGACAATCCACAATTTCGCGACGGCCATTCTGTTGATGGCCCGGTACGCGACGGAATATTTGGCATGGGTTGATGCGGGTGAGGTGACACTGGGACACGCTCAACATCCAGTTGAGAAAGGCGGTTCGATTCCGCATACCCGCTGTTTTGAGGACCGGGAGTTATGATGACCTTGGTTGACGATAACCGTCAATGTGTTTCGCTGTGCGGGATGACACCCGCCCACTTCCTGGCCTTGCTATCGGCGCTGCGGCAAGCGAAAAACAGTCCGTCTCTGTATGTGCAGGCTTTATCCGTGGGATTGCATCTGAGTTACCGATGGGTGTTGAACACGGACCGTCGGTCGATCTCTTTGCTCCATTTGACCTGGGAGGAAGTCCTGGTCCTGGAGGCGTTCATTGTGTCCTGGAGAGTCAAAGGACAGACCGATCGTTCTTTGGGAGAAATCTTAGAGGCCCTGGATGCGGCGGTGGAGCCGGTCACTCGGGTCGAGGAAAAGTCGAAGTGTCGGTCCAGTCTCCTATCAAGCGAGTGATATGGATGTCGAAACAGAAAAAGACGAAAACAACCCCTATCGCTCAACTCCTCGAAAAAGCCAAAAGGGAAGGCTACAAGCGAGGGTACGCCGATGGTCGGTGGAAACGCAAACGGCTTGTGGAGTGCATGACGATAACGAATGCGCAACTATGGGAACATCTGAAATTGCTGGATGAGGAAGAACCACTGGAGGGCGTGGTGATTTCGTTCACGTTTGCCGACCAGGTGATCAAAGCGTTGAGGGATCATGACTGTCATCATACCTATGCGAACATGCTGAGGCGACGGTATCGAGAGGCCAAACGAACGTCGAAAATCAATGTTTTCCTGGACGCATTGAAAAAGTCCCGTCGCCCCTGATTTAAGTTCCCCCCCCTTGGTTTGCCGTTAATGCGGTTGTATGGCTAAACGCGGCAAAAATAAAAGCAACGTGGGACGCAAGTCCAAATACCAGACGCACATCGAGCCGAATGTCGAGCTGATTCTTGGATGGCTCCGCAGCGGGTACACCGAACAGAGTATTGCCAAACGGTTGGGCGTGGGAGCCTCAACATGGAAGCACTACAAAGGCCAATATCAAGACTTTCGAGACCTCATACAAAAGGGCCAACAGGATATCGCGGCGCTGTGTGTGAACAGCCTGCTCAAACGAGCGGTAGGGTACGATTACGAAGAGGTTCATAAGGAAGTCGTCAATCCGGGGTCCCAGGGCCAGGGGCGCTCCGGAGCGCAGCGCGTTGTGGTTAAGACCATTACGAAACACGTTCCGGCGGACGTCGGGGCCTGTTGTGTCATTCTGTTCAACCGCATGAAGGGTAAGTGGCAGAACAAACAGGAGATCAAGCATAGTGGCCAGATCAAGAACACCGGCGTGTTGATGGTCGAGCCCGAGCGTACCAGGAAGCAATGGGAAGAGTGGGTACAACAAGGACACAAAACGCAGCAAGAAAAAGCGACGCCAACATAATCTGGGCACCGCAGCCGGGCAGTCAACAATGGGTTTTAGCCTGTCCGATCTTTGAGTGCCTGTATGAAGGCACCCGCGGACCGGGCAAGACGGATGCCTTGCTGATGGACTATGCGCAGTATGTGGGCCGCGGTTTCGGTCCGGCATGGCGGGGGATTCTGTTTCGACGCCAGTATCCGGACCTGGAAGAAGTCATTCAAAAATCAAAGAAATGGTTTTATCAAATTTTTCCCGGTGCGGACTACAAGGAATCCAACCATCGGTGGGTGTTCCCCGATGGCGAAATCCTGTTGTTCCGCTATGCGAGTCGGCTGGATGACTACTGGAATTACCACGGCCACGAATACCCCTGGATTGGTTGGGAGGAATTGACGGCATGGCCGACGGATGAGTTGTACATGATGATGATGTCGGTGTGTCGGTCGAGCGACCCGAATGTCCCCCGTCACTACCGGGCGACGTGCAACCCCTATGGTCCGGGCCATAACTGGGTGAAGCATCGATTTATCGATCCGATGCCGAGAGGCATCGTGATGGTCGATGAGGATGAAAGAGAGCGAGTGGCTATTCACGGGTCTATTTTCGAGAATTTGATCTTACTGAAAAACGATCCCGGTTACCTCAACATGCTCAAGGCTCAGACCGGCGCCCGTCGAGAAGCATGGTACAAAGGCAGTTGGGATATTGTCGCCGGCGGCATGTTCGATGACGTGTGGGATCGGCGTGTGCATGTGATTGAGCCGTTCGAGATCCCGCGAACGTGGCGGATCGATCGTTCGTTCGACTGGGGCAGCGCCAAACCGTACTCGGTGGGCTATTGGGCCGAATCGGACGGCTGCGATGTGACGCTGGCCGGTGGGCGGATCCGGCCGACGCAACGCGGGGACCTGTTTCGCATTTCGGAAATGTACGGCTGCACGGGCAAGCCGGACGAAGGGACGAAAGAGCTGGCGGTGGAGGTCGCCCGAAAGATCAAAAACTACGAAAAGATACTCGGTCGGCGAATTCACCCGGGCCCCGCGGATTCCTCCATCTTCGCGGTGGATAATGGCAATTCAATCGCCGGCGATATGGAAAAGGTCGGCGTGCGTTGGCTGGCGGCCAACAAGGCGGCGGGCAGCCGGATCAACGGGTGGGAGCTGATGCGGGAACGGTTCAAGAACGCGACCCATCGGGAAGGCGCGGGCCTGTACGTGTTCGATACATGCCGACATTTTATCCGCACCGTGCCGGCGTTGCCGAGGGATCAGCGAAAACCCGACGATGTGGACACGGACACCGAAGATCATATTGCCGACGAGACGCGGTACCGGTGCTTAGCGAAACAGCACAGCATGACCGTTCGGCAGGCGAGTTAGAAAGGGGATTTGAATGACAGAGGGGCAATGCCAAAAGCATAGCGGGGTGGCGGAGGCCATCAAGAATCTCCAGCAAAGCGACACGGATCAGTGGGAGCATATCAACAGGATCGAAGCGGCGCTGCCGAAATTGATTCCGGTGTGGGTGACCGTTGTGTTGATGGTGATGAGCGCGGTCACGGCCAGCGCGTTGACGTTTGCGGGTATGTGGATGAAGTTTTCAGGAAAGGGGTAATGATGGCGATAGAGAACGAAGCCCAAGTCGATACGCCGTGCCTGGCGTATGATGCCATGTCGCAGCACTGGCCGTTGATCGATGATTTACTCGGTGGCAGCCGGGCGATGCGGGCCAACAGTACGACGTATCTTCCAAAATTCGAGAAAGAGACGGCGGGTCACTATAAGGCGCGGGTCCGGAATACCGTGTTGTTCAACGCCTACGGCGATACCGTCAAGAATATCGTCAGCAAGCCGTTCAGTAAACCGGTCACGCTTCAGGGGAACGTCCCTGAGCCGCTTGGCGGCCTGGTGGATGACGTGGACGGCCAGGGCAAGAACCTCGGGCAACTGGCGAAAGATCTGTGTTGGGACTTTGTCAACAGGGGGATCGGACATATCCTGGTGGATTATCCAGTGACCTTATCAGAGGACGGGAAGAAGCCGACGCTGAAACAGGAAAGAGATCAAGGGTATCGGCCCCGCTTTGTGCAGGTCCGGCCCGAGCAGCTCATCGGGTGGCGCGTCGAGAACAGGGAGACCGGCCAACCGGTGTTGACGCGGATTCGTATTGCCGAGACACATACGGAACCGGATGGCCGGTGGGGCGAACAACAGGTCAAATATATCCGCGTGATCGAGCCAGACGCCTGGAGGGTGTATCGCCAGATCGATAGCGAGGAGTATGTGCTGGACAGTGAAGGCGAGAACAGCCTGGGGAAAGTGCCGTTGATTACCGGGTATGCCAATCCCACGGGGGTATTGACGGCCGAGCCGCCGTTGGTGGATTTGGCGGAGACGAATCTCGCTCACTATCAAAGCGACAGCGATCAACGGAATATTCTGCATTACGCCCGCGTTGCGACGTTGGTGCTTTTGGGATTCACGTCCGACGAAGCGGATCAGATTGCCCTGGGTCCCAACCAGGTCATCAGCAGCACCAACGAGAACGCCAAGGTCAGTTACGCCGAACACAGCGGCAAGTCCATTGAGGCCGGTGCGAAAGACGTCGAGAAGCTGGAGGAACGAATGATGATCTTGGGCCTCCAGCCGTTCCTTCGCAGGATCGGCAACCAAACGGCGACCGGCCAGAGCATTGACGAATCCCGGGCCAATTCCGATATTCAGGCGTGGGTCATGGCGCTGGAGGATCTGTTGTACCGAGCCTACGTCATGGCCTCCGAATGGATCAAGGTCACGTTGCCCGACGATTTCAAGGTGGATGTCTTTAACGACTTCGCGATGCTACTGAGGGCAGCGCAGGATATCGGGCACTTGATCAAAATACGGCAGGCCGGCGAGCTGTCACGGCAGACCTTCCTGCGCGAAGTCAAGCGGAGAAATATTCTATCCGAGACCGTGGACGTGGAGGAGGAAGTTGAGCGGATTGAGGCCGAAGGCCCGGCCCTGGCGATGGTAGGGTTGAATGACGAGGATGAGGACTAACAGGCCATGCCGATCGGCGATGACAAATTCTCGGAGTTGCCGCACACCGTCAATGAGCTGGTGGCGGATCGGGCCATTCGGCACGCCCTGTATCTGGAGCGCTACAAAACGCACTTGGTGAATGAGATTCTGGCGGAGTTCAATAATCGTCTGGAGCCGGCGTTGCGCGAACGCATCGAAAAGAGCCTGCAGCGCGTGACCGTGACCAACAAACAACTCCGGGCGTTGTTCAAGCATAACGGCGAACTGGTGAAAGCCGAATACGAGGTGATGGAGGCCAAGCTGTACGATCAGCTTCGCGATGTTGGCCAGGTGGAGTCGTCGTGGCTGATTCGCACGTTACAGCAGACGACGCCGATTGCCTGTGACGTTGTCTCTCCGAACCCCAATATGCTCAAGGCCCTGGTGATTAAGCAGCCGATGGAAGGGGCGCTCGTGAAGGATTGGTTTGCCAAGCTCAGCAAAGATACGGCGTTTGCGGTCAATCGGCACATCCAGATGGGCATGATCGAAGGGGAAGGGATCGAGAAGATCGTCCGGAGAATCAAGGGCACGCGAAAGGCCCACTATAAAGACGGGATCTTGAACGCCAGGCGGAATCACCTTCGGGCGGTGGTCCGCACCAGCGTCAGTCATGTCTCGCATGGGGCCAGAGAGGAAGTCTATAAAGCCAACACCGACGTTGTGAAGGCCGTTCAAATCCAGGCGACGCTCGATACGCGAACGTGCCTGGAGTGCATGAACCTGGACGGTAAGGTGTTTAAGGTGGGCGACGGGCGGAGACCTCCGTTTCATTATGGGTGCCGGTGTACGGATACACCGGTCCTCAAGAGCTGGAAGGAACTGGACATCAAGGGCCTCAAAGAGGTGCCGGACAGCACCCGAGCCTCGATGAACGGCCGGGTGGCGGCGACGATGACCTATGCCCAATGGCTCAGGAAACAGGCGGTCGATGTGCAAAATGAAGCCCTGGGCAAGACCCGCGCCACGCTGTTTCGCCAAGGGCGACTCAAGTTGAAACAGTTCATTGGCCGACACAATAAACCGATCACGCTCAAGGCGTTGGCCAAGACATTGAACGAAGGGGTATGACGCCTTGGGCGATGGAAACGAGCGGGTGTGTGACCCGCAAGGCATAGCAGACAAGTGAATATCGGGTTCACGGCTCACCCGGCCAGGTGAGTGGTGACGCAAGAACAAAACAAGCGGCCGTGTAGGGGCCTACACCCTTTACACGCGCCGCTTTTTTTGTTGCCCGCGCCAGGGCGGGAAGCCCGGGGGTTGGGACAGCCCCTCGAAAGGCGGGAAGCCAAAGGAGAATGTGTCATGGCATTGGCAGCAATAGTCAAGGAAGAAACATACACCGGTTTGTCGGAAGAGATCCAGAAGGAGTACACCAAGCAGGATGACGGGACGTACCTGCTCGATGTCACGGCGGTGGACGATTTCGCCCTGGAGAACGTCAAGGGCCTCAAATCGGCCTTAAGCTCGGAGCGGACCGCGCGGGAGGCGGCGGAAACCAAGCTCAAAGCATTCGACGATTTGGATGTTGCGAAAGCGCGGGAAGCGCTGACGAAGGTCGAGGAGATGGCCAATTGGAAGCCTGAAGATAAGGTCCAGGAGCAGATCCACGCGATTACAACGCAGTTGACCGAAAAGCATAAGACCGAGCTGAGAAAGAAAGACCAGGCGAACAGTACGCTGATCAAGCAGCTTGAAAAAGTGATGATCGAAGCGGAGGCCGTCAAGGCCATCACCGAGAACAAAGGATCGAGTACCTTGCTGCTGCCTCATGTTCTCAATGCCACACGGATGCGACAGAACGATCAGGGTGGATTTGTGGTCGAGGTTGTCGGGGAGGATGGCAATCCTCGTATCAGTCCGGCGACCGGATCGACGGCGCCCATGTTGATCGCGGAGTTGGTCGCCGAAATGAAAAACCAGGACACGTTCGCCCCGGCTTTTGAGGGAAGCGGCGCCACGGGAAGCGGCGCTACGGGAAGCGACATCAAGCCCAAGATCAAAGGGGGCACGATTCAGATCCAGGAAGGGGATCAAGAGGCGATCGAAGACAATATTGAGGAACTGGCCTCCGGTAAAGCCGTCATTGTTTAGGAGGCCGATTGTACAAGGAGTTAAAGAATGGCTAATGAACTGACAATGTTGACTCATACGATTCTAGCGAGAGGCTTGATGGTTCTCAGAGAGAGCTGTTTGATGCCGATGCTTGTGAATCAGGAGTATTCGCTTGCACCCAAACAAAAGGGCCAGACCATCGACGTACCGATCAGCAAAGTGGCCAGCACGTACGATATCACACCCAGCCACCAGGATAAGCAGGCGACCGGCACCGACCTGGATTACGTGCAGGTGACCTTGGATCAGTGGAAGGGAACCGATTTTTATTTGACGGACCTGGAGCGGACTCGGATCGCCAAAGAGAAGTTCTGGCTTCCTTCGACCGTCCAGGAGAAAGTCAGAGCGCTGGCGAATGCGGTCAACGCCCATATTCTCAGTCAGTATTATGGGGTGTATGGCTTTGTCGGCACGGCCGGTACAACGCCGTTCAGTAATTCCACCGACCGAACCGCCGCGAAGGATGCCACGCAACTCTATGCCAGGCTCGACGATCAGCTTTGTCCGAAAGTGGGACGACATGCGGTCATTGACACGATGGCGGAAGCGGAGGCGCTGGCGCTGCCCTATTTTGCCCATGCGGATAAGGCGGGCAGTCAGAACGTCATCGAGTTGGCTCAGATTGGCACGAAGTTCGGGATGAACTGGTTTATTGAGAACGCCATCGTCAGCCACACGGCGGGCACGCCGGGCGGCACGCCGCTGGTGAATGGAGCGCATGAGGCGGCTACGAATGATTTGACCGATACGTTGGCCGTCAAGGGAATGACGGTGACGACTGGCGATTACCACCAGGGCGACATTATCACGATGGCGGGGCATTCTCAAACCTATGCGGTGTTGGCCGATGCCACGGCCGATGGTTCCGGCAATGCGTCGCTCAGTATTGCGCCGGGTCTTCAGGCAGCTCTATCGGGCGACGAAGCGATTTCGCTCAAGGCCAGTCACACGGTCAATATGGCGTTCAACAGGGAAGCGTTCGCGTTTGCCACGGCTCCGTTCGAGAAGGACATCATGCCGGGCGTGGAGATGGCCGTGGTCAGAGATCCGGTCACGGGCCTGGTCTTGCGTCTGGAGGTCAAGCGTCAGTACAAGCAGACGAAGTGGGAATTCGACATTCTTTACGGCGCCAAGTGTGTCAGGCCCCGATTCGCCTGCCGGCTCGCTGGTTAAGATGTCCGTCTGGGTGCATGGAGACGGACATGGCATCACAGGGTGTCCGCCTTACATCCAACGGGTAGGCGGGCAGGGGGCCATAACAACACATACAGTGAGGAAGTCACAGGATGTCAATGAAACTTAAAACGATTGAAGTGGTCGGTCCGGCCGGTCAGATCAAGGTCAACGTATCAGACCTGAAGATGTGGCGGATCAAAGGATACAGGCCGGTGGACGACGTGGAAAGCGAGTCAGAAAACCCGAGCGGTGTTGCAGAGACCCCGTTGGAGGAGATGACCGTTCCGGAGCTTCGGGATGTGGCTGAGAAGGAAAAGATCGACCTGTCCGGACTCGCTAAGAAGCGGGACATCCTTGATTATATCAAAGACGTTCGAGCGGAGCGTGAAGGGACCCCCGAGACCGGGGCATCAGGCAACCAGGAGTAGTCCCTCATGGCGTTTGTGGTGGAAGATGGTTCGGGCAAGGCGGACGCCAATAGCTATGTGTCGGTCGCCGATGCCGATGCGTATCACGTCGATCATTCAGCCTCAACGGACTGGAGCGGGGCCGAGAACGCCGTCAAAGAGAAGGCGTTGCGGCTCGCGACGCAGTATCTCGACGTGAGTTACGAGGGTCGGTGGCGCGGGGCCAAAGCCGATAGCGACCAGGCGCTGGCCTGGCCGCGATGCTATGCCTACGACAACGACGACTATGCCTATGACAGCGACGCCATTCCGCAAAAGCTTGCCGATGCGGCGGCGGAACTGGCCTTGCGGGTGGTCGAAGGGGATACCCTGCTCGATGACATCAGTAAGCCGGGCATTGTGAAACGTGAAAGCGTGGGCCTCGGCCCTCTCTCTAAAAGCGTGGACTACCAGGGCGGCACGTCGCCGGTGAAGGATTACCCGCTCATCCGTGCCCAGTTAAAAGCACTGACGGTCCGGGGGGGTGTCGAGCGAGGATGATGGGATGACCGCGTTGGATACAGAATTTGTGCCGTTGGCCGCGGAACTGCTGACCGAGTATGGGAAAGCGGCGACGTTTCACGTCTTTTCAGGGGGCAGTTACACGCCGGCGTCCGGGGTGGGCGCCCCCGGAACAGAGACGACGCAGTCCAGGACGATCATTCCGCCGTATGAGGTCGAGCGGTCGTTTGTGGATGGGGACACGATCCGCATCGGGGATATGATGACCGGGCTGGCGGCGGAGAATCTTGGGTTCACGCCCGTCGCCGGCATGAAAGTCACCATCGACTCGCACACGTGGACCCTCGTGCGCGTCCATCCGGTGTATAGCGGTGAGCGCATCGCTCTTTATCAATTGTTCCTCAGAAGGTAAGGCGGTATGGACCGGGAACTTATCCAGTTCAATAAAGAGATTCGAGACTTCGCCACGTCGATCCCCGACCGGCTGACCACGCTGCAAAAGAAGATCGTGCTGGAGGCGTTGAGGCGGCTGGTGCAAAAAACGCCGGTGGATACGGGCCGCGCCCGGGGGAACTGGCAAGTGACCATCGGACGGCCGGCGAGCGGGCAGCTCGACCCAACGGACGCCGACGGCGCGGCGACGATTGCGAAAGGGCGGGCGGCGATGGCCGGCCTCAAAGACGATCACGTCGTGTGGATCTCGAACAACGTGGACTATATCGAGGATCTGGAGCACGGCCATAGCCGGCAGGCCCCGCACGGTATGTTGGCGGTCACCGTCCAGGAATTAAGAGGCATGTTCAGGGAGGCGGCCTGATGAGCTTCGAGACGATGGCCAATACGATTCGGTCCCGGTTCCATACCCTCATCGAGGTCGCCCGGTCCTTGCCCACGCAATACGACAACCAGGAGTATACCCCCCCGGACGATGCGATGTGGTGCCGGTTGACGATTTTGCCGGGCGAATCGGATCAGGTCTCTATCGGGGCGCCGGCGTCACGACGGTTTCGGACGTCCGGGGTGGCCACGGCTCAATTATTCGGCCCGTTGGGGCTGGGGGATAAGGCGATGCTGACAATGGCCGGCCATATTGTCTCGGCGTTTCGGGCCGTGACGGTCAGCGGCGTGACGTTTGAAACGCCCTCGGTCGTCAATCGGGGCCGGAACACGCAACAGAATGTATGGCACATCAATGTCGAATGTCCGTTTTGGGCCGACGCGTTCGGATAACCATGTACGAGTAAGCAAAGGAGACGATGATGTCGATCAGTAATATCAATCGGGTTCAGTTGGCCTATATTGCCGAAACGACGTTCGGCACGCAAAAGACCGGATCGAACTTGCAAATCCTGAGAATCACGAGCGAGTCCTTCAAGCAAAATACCGAAATTGCACTGAGCAACGAAATCCGTTCGGACCGACAGCGCGCCGACGTGGTGCGCACGAAGGTCAACGTGTCCGGGGGATTTGGGTTCGAGTTGAGCTATGCGTCCTTTGACGACTTTTTAGTGGCCGCCCTGATGAGTAGCGACTGGTCGTCATTGGTAACGGTCGGGCCGGCTGCCACGATCAGCGCCGCCAGTGCGGATAATTCCTTGAGTGATTCCGGGAGCGGCTTTGGGTCGCTGGTGGCGAATCAATGGATCAAGACATCCGGCTTCACGAACGCGGCCAATAACGGCTATTTCAAAATTGTCTCGGCGACGGCCGCCAAGATCGTGGTCTCGGGCGGAACGCTCACCAATGAGAACGCCGGGCAATCGGTGACGATCAGGATGGGGCCGCAAATTGTCAACGGGACCACAGACACATCGTTCAATATCGAGCGGACATACAGCGACCTGAGTAACGAGCTGGCCCTGTTCACCGGCTGCACGGTCAGTCAGTGCAGCTTGAATGTGGCCACCAACGGGATTCTCACCGGCAACTTCGATTTCCTGGGCAAAGCCGAGACGTCCGAGACGGAAAGCGGGGGCAGCGGGTACGATGCGGTCAATACGAATCCCCTGATGAATTCCATCGATCACGTCGTCGGGATTTACGAAAACCAGACGAGTATCGACGTGATTGATTTTAGCTTGACGCTCAGCAACAACCTTCGCGAGTTGATGAAGGTCGGCCACCTCGGAACCATCGATATTTCAGCCGGGGCGGTGGACGTCAGTGGGAGCTTCAACGCCTACTACGAGAGCAAGACCCTCTACGATAAGTATCTGACCTTCACCACGACGTCCCTGGCCAAGGTGGTCGAGGATGAGGACGGCAACGCTTACGTCATCGACCTGCCCGAGGTCAAAGTCACGGACAGCGGACGGCACGCCGGCGAGGGCGGCGGCAATGATTTCAAGACGCCCTGCACGTTCCAGGCGTTCCGGGATTCGAGCGAGGATGTGACGATCCGCATCGCCAAGTTCGCCGCGTAATTGCGTTATCCCACATCACGCATCCAGAAAGGAGACAGACGCTATGGGCCGAATCACAGAGATCATGGCCGACATGGAGAAGGTCGAAAAGGGGCAATGGGTCCCGTTTGCCGCGGGCATCCGGCTGTGTATCGCCAATATCAACAATGCCAAATACCGCCAGGCGAGAAAAGCGATACTCGGCAAGCACCTTAGAAGCACACGGGCAAGAAAGCTGGAACCCGATGACGTGTTGGATCTGCTCAAGCCGGCCGTGGCCAGGCACATTTTGGTGGGCTGGGAGAATCTACAGGACGAAGCCGGGTGTACGATTGACTACAGCCCCGAAAAGGCGCTGGAGTTCTTCGAGAATCCGGCCCTGAGAGAGCTGTATATCTTCGTGGTCGAAACGGCGGGCGAAGCGGAGTGGTTCCGGCAAGAGCAGTTCGAGGACTCGGTAAAAAACTTAGAGACTGCCTCCGGTGGCAGTTGACGTGGGGCAAAGAGGTGGCGTTTCTTCAAAAGCGGTTCGACGCCGGCAAGCCGACACCGGCCCTGGAGAATAAGCCGGACGTGTTCCAGGACCTGGAGGACGTGTGGGAGTTGTTCTGGCAGCTCCACCGTTGCCGGCAAAACGGCATGGGGCCGTCCCCTCTGAGTGTGACGGATATTGTCGCATTGTTTGACATATGCGATATCTCGAAGGTCGAGCGATTGGACACCTTCGAGTTGATTAAGGCAATGGATGTTGACTGGCTCGCATGGGCCAACGAACAGGTGAAATCTTAAATGGCAACCCTTCAATTAGCCATTGATGCACGCCATCTTCTGGCGAAGGCCAAACAGGTCGAGCGCGGCCTGTCGGGGATTCGGAGCACGGCGAGCCGGACGTTTAGCACGGTCAAGAGCGCGGCGAATATCGCCCTGGGTCCGCTGAAATTGATGATCGGCGTCACGGCGTCTCTGAAAGCGTCGATGGTGGCGCTCGGGGCGGCGTCGATCGGCGCGGCGGGCGACTATGAAATGTTCCGGCAGCAGCTTCTGACCGTCATTCGCTCGAAAAAGGACGCGGACCGGGCCTTTGCCGAGAGTATTGAGTTTTCGGTCAAGACGCCGTTCACGCCGGATGAGATTGTCGAGACGCGGCTGGCGTTGGAAAGCGTTGGCGTGCGGGGCGGTGAAGCGGTCGAGCGGGTGGCGGAGGCGGCGGCGGCGATGAACCGAAACGTCGTGGACGTGGCTCGGGCCGTCAAGTCGATGGAAGTCGAACCCATCCGCAATCTCGGCATTATGATGGATGAGCTGTATAAGCGGGGCGTTGCGAAGGATTTTCGCCAGAGCACCGAGGCGTTCCGGGACGCGCAAGGAACCTTGATGGAGATCTTCGAGGAACGGTTCGGCGGCGGGATCGAACGCATGGCCCTGACGTGGCAGGGCCTGGTCTCGACCCTCAAAGGCGCTGTGAAGGATGTGCGGGCGGAATTCGGTGAAGGCTTCCTCGATGAGAGCAAGCTGATCGTCAACGATCTGATCGAGGCCTCGAAAGGCTTGAAGCAATACGCCGGCGAGGCGGGCCGGGAGTTCGGCGATGAAATGATGAGGGCCCGGGCCTACGTGCTGGCGGGTTTCGATACCGCCATGAAAATGGCCGAACAGATCAAAGAAGTCTTGAAACAGGATAGCGGGATCGGCGAGGTGCTGCTCGAAGCCTTCAGGCTCGGGACCACGGTACTGGGCAAGGGGATAGTGACGGCCTTCGAGGTCTCCCTGCCGTTGTGGAAAACGATTGGCACGATCTTGGGGCAGGGCGTGCTGGATGCCGTGATGCAATCCGGGATCCCCGGCGCTGATTATGCAAGAGGCAAAGCCATTCAGAAGAATCTGAGCGGCATGTCGGCGTCCGAACTGAGGAAAATGTCGATCGCCCGCGGGTACGATATTGATTTCACTACCCCGGACTATCGAACGATCAAAGGGGGAGGCTATCAACAGGTCGGCGTTAAACCGAAGAGCGCCGAGGCGCTGGCTGCGGATCTGGCGAAAGAGATTCAAAAGCTCTCCATCGAGGAGCAACTGGCTTTTGCTCAGTTCGATCCCGGCCGGGCCATTGCTGATAGCATCGAGGCGTCGCGGACCAAGATGGCCGCGTCCGTCAAGTCGTTGGGGGCCGACATGGTGGCCGAACTCCAAGCGTTCGAGAACAATCTGGCGAAGGCGTCGGGGACCGACGTGATTGATTTGACGGAGGATTTCAAGGGCAACCTGCAAGCCCGCCTCGATGAAGGCGAAAAGATGATCACGCAATGGCGACAAACACTTGGTGCGGAGATCCAGACGGCCGGCGCCGATGGGGCGCGCGCGGTCGGTGCCGAAACAGAGAACCTTGCGGCCCAGACTGCCTTGACCACACTGGATATCGCCCAGGCATACGCCCGGATGTATGACGAGATGGACGCGCGCAGCGCGGCGAGCTTCGAGGCCCGGCGACGGGTGCTGGATGAGGAAATCAAAGAATACCAGAAAGTCGTTAAAGATACCACGGTGCTGGCTGAATACAGGGCAAGAAAGCTGGAGGAGCTGGCGATTGAGCAGGCTCGATCCTCAGACGCTGTATTGGACGGCTTCGCAGCGGGCCTTCAGGACGTGGAGCGGGAAATGACGACGCTCGGCGAGATCGGGTACCAGACCGCGTTCACGATACGGGATGAGTTGGCCGGGGCGTTCGATACGCTGACGATGGAAGGGGCGAGCTGGCGGGATGCGATGACGGGATTCTTTAAGGACGTCGGCCAGGCGTGGCTGCGGATGCTCAATCAGATGGTGGCTGAGGCGTTGATGACACAGGCGATGCAGCCGGCGTTCAACTGGATCGGCGCGGCGGTCAGCGCATGGGCGTCCTCGGCGATTCCGACCGGCGCGCCGTCGCCGGGCTTGGGGCAGCCGGGCGTCTCGGGGGTGCATGTACCGCACGGGGGCGGGATCATGGGAAAAACGAACTTCCATCAGCGCGTCGTGTCACCGGGGCTGTTCACGCACGCCCCGCGTTTTCATTCCGGATTGGGCTCCGATGAAATGGCGGCGATTTTGCGTCGGGACGAACACGTACTGACCCCGAATCAGATGAATACGCTCGTCAAGGCGGCGGCAAGCGGCCCGTCGAACGGCGAGGTCCATATCCACATGAACAATCAAAGCGGGGTGCGCCAGGAGATCACGAAACAGCAGGAATATATGTTCAGCGACCAACGGCACATCGACATCACGTTACAGGCGTTGGAAACCGACAGCAGGCTCCGCCGGGCGGTCAAGCAAGCGGTCAGGCGGTAGAACATAAAACGACAGTCATTACGCAAGGAGCATGGTTATGAGTTTCTCAAACTATATGGAAAATGAATTGCTGGATCATCTGTTTGGCAAGGGGGCCTATACCCCGCCGACGATTTACGTGGGCCTGTCCACGGCGGATCCGGGGGAGGATGCGTCGGGACTGGCGGAGCCGTCGGGCGGGGCGTATGCGCGGGTGTCCACGGCGGCGTCTGATTGGACCACGGCCTCGGCCGGGGCGCTGTCCAATGCGAACGAAATCAGCTTCCCCGAAGCGACGGGGTCGTGGGGGACCCTTACGCACTTTGCCGTGTTCGATGCGCTGTCGGGCGGCAATATGTTGGGCAGCGGCGCGCTGAACGCATCGCAGGCGGTGGCCAGTGGTAACACCGTGTCTTTCCAGGCGGGCGATCTGGATGTGACGCTGGACTAAAATCGAACCGTCTCAGTGACGATGCTTAGGAGTGCGCCATGGCGGATATTCTTGTTTTCTGGGGGCCGCATTGGATGGAGTCGGCCACCGTCCATCAACTCAGCGAAGCCCACTTAGGCAAACAGTATCGCGAAAAAGTCGAGTCGCGGTTGCAGCGGGGCGACATCTGCACGGTCGGGCGGGACGGGCAGTATGTCCATGCGAAGCTCAAGAAACTGCGGTGCATCCAGGTGTCTGATTTTCCGAGCAAAGAGGCGGCGGCATTAACCTGTCCGCTGGAACGGCCTCGCACGTCGGACGAACGGGCCGGGGACACCGACGAAGAAGAGCGGCTGATTGCAGCCGAAAACAGCCAGCGACGTCGGAGGCAACGCCCTTTGATGGGATCGGACGAAGTGACGGCGTTGCGTGAAGGGATCCGGCAAGACCAGGCGGGGCGGCGGGTCATGGTCCGCCAGAAGTCACGCTATATCGACGTGAGCCTGCTCGATGACAAGATCGTTCAAAAGCTTGACGCCCGAGAGCCGGTTCGTATGACGTGGGCCCAATTCAAATCGCTCATCTTTATCAAGGGGGTGTGATGATCGAAGTGTATGTCGATCCCTCGGCGACCGGCGCCGGCGACGGAAGTAGCTGGGCGGACGCCTATACCGATTTAGAAACGGCGAACTACGAATATCAAACCGACTTGGTCACCGCGCAGGAGTGCCTTCGGTTCAACTGCCGACGGGGGGACGGGGCGAGCAACAATCCGACCAGTGTGTCCATTACCGGGCATGTGACCAGCGCCGACTATTATGCCATTTTTGAGTATGACGGCAGCCCGTTCGATCAACATGCGTTTCACATTGAAGGGACGCAGCCGTCCGGGGGGTCGTGCCTGGGCTTCACCGAAGATTTTATCGTCTGTCGGGGCTTTTACGTCTATTGCACACATCAGACGGCCAATTTGGTCGGGATCGGGCACCAGGGGGTGGCGGCGGCCAATCATTGCACGATTGAAAACTGCGTCATTCGCGGAACGTCCAACCCCACGTACAACACACGGGGCTATTATGGCAACGCGAGCATCAACCTGCCGAATTTGACGATACGCAATACCTTGATCTACGACATGGGATCGACCCTGTTCGGCGCGGGCATCAATGGGAAATACAACGAAGTCACGGTCCAGAATGTGACGATCGTGGATACATGGCGCGGCGTGTGGTTGACGGAGGCCGGAACGGATATCACCATGACGAATGTGCTGGTGAAGGCGTCCGCCGATCAGGATTATGTGCTGAACAATGAGGTCGTGGCCAACTACAACACCTGTGATTACTGCGCGGGTGAGGATGCGACGTGCGACCCGTCGAATTATCATTTCGGCTCCCATTGCCGGCCATCCCAGACGTTTACGTTTGCCGATACGACGTATCACTTGGCGGCGACGGACACGGGGGCCTTTGGGTTGGGGCAGAACTTAGCGACGGTCTTTACGATTGACCTGGACGGGGACACGCGGGCCGTCTGGTCGATTGGGGCGGACGATGGGCCGGCCGGTGTCATCCAGTTATCCGGTGCGGTCGTTGGAACATCGGGCCTGTCCGGGGGGATCTCGATCACACATAGGGTGGGCGGTACGTTGGCCGGTCACTCGTCGTGGGCCGGAACGGTGACCCTCGAACTGTCCGACGTGGACGTGGCCGGGCGTCTCCAGGGGGCGGCGGGGCTGTCGGGGCGCTTGAGCGTGCAACGGCCCATGGGCGGAACGCTGGCCGGGCGTGCGACATTGAGCGGGGAGGCGTCGTTTCTTGATTGGGTGTTGTTGAAAGGCACGATCTCGGGCCGTGCGTCCCTGGGTGCCATTATGAATTTTGTGGACTGGTTTCCCTGGTACACACGACGGCCCAGGGCGACGGATTTTGTTCATCAACCCGGCCCCGAGACGGCGATGATCGCCCCGGTGTCCAGCGGCACGCCCCTGGTCGGTGAAGGCTGTGTCTTTGACGCGCAGCCATTCTTTTTCGCATTGCCCTATGTGTCCCAGGCTGTTAAGGAGAGCTATTTTTCGTTCTATAGGAACTATCGGGATCGTAGCTTTTATTTCAGAAATCCCCAGGACGCCACAGGGTACAAGGTCGTCTTTGCCGAACCGCCGACCTGCCGAATACACGGCCGGGACGGTCTTTGGCTCATGGAATTTCATCTCATCCGAGAAACCAGCGGCACGTTTTGATATGGCACAAGTGGACCTCTATGTGGATCCCTCGGCGACCGGGCTGGGGGACGGAACAAGTTGGACCCATGCGTACACGTCATTGGAGATCGCGGTCAACGATAACGAGCAGGATCTCGTCTCGGCCCAGATCAATATCGTCTTTCACTGTCGGCGGGGGGACGGTGTGACCAACGACGTCCAAACCGGCTCGACGGTCATTCACGGCTGGACCACCAGCGCCGCGTACAACCTGCTGATTGAATACGACGGGTCCCCGCACGATGTGAACGCCTTCCATTTACATTCATCCGGTTCGGCGGCGACGGTGAACTGCCAGGAGGATTATGTCACCTTTCGGGGGGTGTATGTGTACCTGACGAGTCTCACGGCGGCCAACAATGTGCTCTATATCAACGGACAGAACGCGGCCAATGCCATTGGGGTGGACCGTTGTGTGATCCGGGGGCCGAATGACGCGACATACAAATCCCGCTGTGTGCAACTGGCGGATGACGATACGGTTATCGAGCTACGAAACTGCCTGATTGTTGACGCCGGCCAGGTGGCGTTTTCGGCGGGCGTGACGGCCCCGGCGGCCCCGACGGTGACGATGCAGAATTGTACCGTGGCCAACTGTTGGCGGGGGATCTGGCTGAGTAGCGACGGGACGGACACCACGCTTACGAATATCCTGGTGACCGGCTCGGACAGCAACGATTATACTTTCTACAACGCGATACAGTGCTGGGGGCACATCAACTATTGCGCCAGCGAGGATGATACCGCCGACGATGTGGCGTCAGGGACGGGCAACCGCACCAACCAGACGTTCACCTTCGAGGGGGCGACCTACCACTTGGATGAGGCCGATGCGGGCGCGCTGGATGTCGGCACGGACCTTTCAGCAAGCTTCACGGTGGACATCGACAATCGGACACGGCTTCGCTGGTCGATCGGCGCCGACGATGGGCCTCCGGAGGCGTTCAAGGTGTCGGGGACACTTGCGGGTCAGGCGACGCTCAGTGCGACGGCCAAAGTGACCACGCCGTTCAATCTGGCGGGAACGATGGCCGGTACGAGCGGCCTCACCGGCGCCGTGCATATCACAATGGCTCCGGCGGGGACGATTGCGGGAACGTCGTCTTTCAGTGCAACGGCGACCTTGACCGGTCCGGTGTATGTCTCGGGCACACTGGCCGGTCAGTCCATGCTCTCGGCCTTTTGTAATATCCGCTATCCGTTGTCGGGCACGCTGGCGGGCCAGTCCGGGCTGTCTGGAAGAATTTTCTTTCAAGGGCAATGCTGTATCGCCGGCGTTCTGGCGGGTCAGGCGTCCTTGAGTGCCATCATGAACTTTGTCAACTGGTTTCCCTGGTACACCGCCCGGCCGGTGATTGACCATTTCAAGGAGGAAATCGACGAGCACGCGACCGGGGTGTATCAGTATGCGAGCGGACGGCCGTTGGTGGTGGGCCGATTCACCCTGGCCCCTCATGTTTTGAGCTTTACCCTGCCAGACGTTTCAGGGACCGAGAGGACGAACTACTTTTCGTTTTATCAAGAGAAAAAGAGCGAACCCTTCTTCTTTAGAAATCCCCAGGACAGCCACGCCTACAAAGTCATATTTGATCGGGAACCGACGTGTGAACTGGACGGTCGGGCGGACCGTTGGGTCATGGGATTTCAGCTAAGGCAAGTGGCGGAGGTGGCGTTCTAATGGCACAAATAGACGTCTATGTCGATCCTTCGGCGAGCGGAAACGGGGACGGAACAAGCTGGACGGACGCCTATACGTCCCTCGATACGGCGCTCGATGACAACGAGCAGGATTTGGTGACGGCCGCGGACCATATTGTCTTTCATTGCCGGCGGGGGGACGAAAGCACCAACGACGGAGGCAGTACCACGCTGGCTGTCAATGGCTGGACCACCAGCGCCGATTACGATATTGTGATGGAGTACGATGGGTCCCCGCTTGATGCGAAGGCGTATCATTTACACGTCACCGGCGACGAGTGCCTGAATATCAATGAAGATTATGTCACGTTACGGGGCTTGTATCTGTACACGCCCACCACCACCGCCAATACCGATGTGGTGTACGTGAGCAACGTGAACGCCTCGAACGCCGTTGTGATGGATCGTTGCATTGTCCGGGGGCCGGATAACGACAGCTACAAGACCCGGCTGGTGTATGTGGTCTCGGCCACTGTCGATCTGACGCTCCGCAACTGCCTGCTCTATGAGGGAGGGCAGGCGGCGTTTTCAGCCGGGGTGAATTCCGGGGCGGCGTGCGATGTGACGATGCAGAACTGCACTATCGCGAACTGCTGGCGGGGGATCTGGCTCAGCGCGGCGGGGGTCGAAGCGACCTTAACGAATGTCCTGGGCGACGATTGTACGAGCAGCACGTTCTGTATCGACAACACGAATTCGCAGAACAACGGACAGATCAATTACTGCGCAACGGAGGATGACACGGCGGATGATATCGCCGGTGGGACGGGCAACCGTATTTCACAGACCTTCACCTTCAGCGACACTGTGTATCACCTGGATAGCACGGACACGGGCGCGTTGGGGTACGGTAACGATTTGTCGGCCACGTTCACGGTGGACATCGACAACGAGACACGATCCGGGTGGTCCATCGGGGCCGACGACGGGCCGGCCGATACGATGGAGCTGGACGGGACGCTGGCGGGTAGCGCTACTCTGTCCGGGACGGCATCGGTAGCGCGGAATGTGGCGGGGACGTTGGCGGGGCAGTCCGGACTGTCCGCAGCGCTCACCGGGGGGGATCAGCTTTATCCATCGGGCAGGCTGGCGGGGACGGCCACGCTGACGGCCCATCTGACCCGTGGGGGTCCGATTGAGCTGGCGGGGACGATGGCGGGGGTCAGTACGCTGGCCGGAACGCTCACTGCCCCGGCCATCGAAACGAGTATTCCGCCCGCTATGCTGGCAGACATGATTCAGCCGAACACGTCCGGGACCTGGATGTGGTTGTGCCAGTTCGTGGTCCCGACGCAAACATCGCGCTATTTAGCGCGCAATACAGAACCCGTGGTGTACGCCGGACAGTCATACAATGCGTCCAATTTCAAGGTGGGCCGTCAGCCGTTTTGCGGAGACGGCTCGATTCCCCGCGTCATGTTGCAGGTGAGCAATGTCAATCAGCAGATGGAGCGGATCATCAATGCCACTCAGGGGGCGCTGGGCGGGCAGGTAAAGCTGATTCGCGTGAACAGCCGGTTCTTGACCAACCCGATTACCGCCCTGGAATACGATTATCAGGTGTTGGCCTCGCAAAGCGACCGGCAATGGGCCACGTTTCAATTAGGTATTCCCAACCCCTTCACGCAGCCGGCGCTGTTGAGGCACTATTCGTGCAGTATGTGTCCCTACGCGACGCCGTCCCTCTACCGGGGGCCGGAGTGCGGGTACAGTCCCCACTTGACGGTGACGGGCGTTACGGTCACCGGGCCGGCGGTGCCTATCTATGTCTGGACGATTGGAATAAACCATCAGTTAGAGACGGGGGACAGGATCGAACTGGCCGGCATCACCGGCATTACACCGAGCTTGAACGGGACCTGGACGATTACGGTCCTTGCCGGCAACTATTTTTCGCTCGATGGGTCCGACGTCGGCAGCTACAGCGGGTCCTACGGCGGGGGCGGGACGATTGCCTTTGCCGACTGCGACGGGTCCATTGAGGCGTGCCGGCGGCGTAATGGAGCCCGCTTTAACGGCGAGTTGGGCCTGGACCCCTCCGTGACACAGGTTTGACAGAAAGGAGATGGTATGGACCACGAACAGGCGCAGCAACGACGCGAACGGATTGAAGCGATGGTCAATCAACGTTATATCGGGGGCGGTGAGGTTCGGCCCTGTTGGGCCTTCTGTCAGGAGATCCTGCGTCTGTATGACCAGGTGTTGCCGGACGATCCGCAGGGGGGATTACGGAAAATCGAGCAGCCCCACGTGCCCTGTGTGGTCCTGTTCGCCATAGCGGGGGACTGGCACGCCGGCGTGGTCTGGCCGGACGGATTGCACTTTATCCATGCAGCGCCGACGGACGAAAAGGGCTTGGCCCGGTACGTCCGGCAGGACCGTCTGACCCTGGAACCGTGGTCGCTTGTCCTGAAGGGGTATTATGGGGTGGCGTAAAAAAAAGCCGATTGACGTCCATGTGTTTCACCATGCCGTCGAACGCTGTCCGGTGACGGCGCACCAGGTCCCGTATCGCCGGCAGCGGTTGGGCGTCCTGGTGGCCAAGTATAAGACGGCCGAGGAGGTCTCGGTCTATGTGGATAGGCAGGCTGTCGAGCAGACACAGTGGCGTCGCTTGCGGATCAGGCCGGGCCAGCGGGTGGATATCCTTCCGAAGCCGGGGTTCCTCAATCTCATTCTCCAAGCGGCGTGGTGGGCCTTCGTGCATATCGGCCTGCCGATGGCGATCAGTTATGGCGTGGGCCGACTTATTTCAGGCGACTATGAACCGGCGGATAACAGCCTGGATGCGTCCGTCCATCATGCCTGGACGCCGCGGACCCTGCAACGAGAGGGGGTGCCGGTGCCTCGCGCCTGGGGCCGCTGTCCACACGCCGGCAATATCGTAGCCCGGTGGACGGACGTTAACGACAACGGCGACGAAGTGTTGTATCTGCTCGTCTGCTATGGGGAAGGCCCCTATGCCGGGCCGGTGGACGGTCAGTTGACTCTCAACGATCAGTTGTCCAGCCAGCTAAGCGGCGTGACGACCGACACTCGGCGCGGGACGCTCGATCAGGAGGTGATTGCCGGCTTCGATCGGCATAAGCTGGAGTACCAACAGCAGGTCGAAATCACCAACGCCGGCGGGTGGGTGTACTTTACGACGCGGAACAATTTTTTCGATAATATCGAATTCACCGTCGAGTGGCCCAAGGGCCTGCGTCATTGGAGCAAATCGGGCGCGGCGGGAATGCTCTCGATGGAGTTCGTTGTGCAAATTGCGGAAAAGGGATCGACGGACTGGGTCACGATTTTTAACCCCACGATCGTCGGGACCCAACTGTCTCCGATGTACCGGGCGTACTCGGTCGAGGAGAACGAAGCGGGCTTTACCGTGGAGCGGGGCACGCAATACACGCTGCGGTTCAGAAAATATTCGGGGGATAGTGCCAGTGAGCGCACGGTCAATGATTTCGCCTTGCGGTCGGTTCGAGAAGTGGTGGACGTGGCGTTTACACGGCCGGGCAAGGTGCTCCGCAGTATTATCGCCGTGGGGACCGAGCAGCTTTCCGGCGATATCAACATCAAAGACGTTTGGGACGGCCGGATCGTCAGCGTCTATGATGGAGCGAGCTGGTCTCTGCAATACAGCCGCAACCGGGCCTGGGTCGTGTTCGATGCCCTGACCCAACCGGTCATTGCCGGCAACGGCGACGACGTGCCGTACCGTATCGTTCGGTATGAGGGGGTGAATCCGGCCAACGTGGATACGGCCTTGTTCTATGAATGGGCGCAATGGTGCGACCAGCAGGTTCCCGACGGCGCGGACGGGACCGAAGCACGAATGCCCTGTGATTATATCGCCGATTCCGACATGGATGTGTGGACCCTGGCGAATCGCCTGGCGCACATCGGACGCATGAATTTGTATTGGTCGGGGACCACGTTGACGGGCTGGCTGGACGCGGCGGTGTCCTCTGTCACGGATCTGGTCACCTTCGAGAATATGGTGGACGCCGACGAGTGGAAGAATAGCTGGGCGACGGCCGAGGAGCTGGCGGGCCGGATGAACGTCTGGTACCGGGACGCGGTGCAAGGGTACGAGCGCAAGAAGGTGCCCGGACACAATCACCTGGCCGGCAACATCAAGCGGACGGTGGAGATTGAAGGGGACGGGGTGACGAGCCGGACGCTGGCCGAGCGCGTTAAAAATCATGCCCTCAAGCGCAATCAGCTCATTCGCAACGCCAACCAGTTTCGCCAATACAAGGATGCGTTCCGGTACCGGCTGGGGCAGGTGGTGCGCGTCCAAAGCACGGCGGCCGAGTGGGGCGACGCCTATCGGGTGGTGGCGGCGGTGGACGCTCAGACGGTGAGATTGGACCGTTCGGTCACCGCGTCGGTCGGCGAGGCCCTGTACCTGCGGACGTACAATGCGAGCACGAAAACGATCCAGGTCGAAGCCTATACGATTGCCGCCGTCGTCGGCGCCGAGGTGACTATCGAGGAGACGTTTATCGTCACGCCGCTGGCCGGATGGGTGGCGGCGACCGGGGGGACGGTGCTCAGACGGATCATTAAGCTGGAGGGTGAGAGTGAGCACTTCGTCACGCTGGACGTGGAGACCTACGATACAGACCTGTTCGGCAGCGACGCTATCGAGCCGTACAATCCGAACCCCGGATACGTGTGGGCGCCGGCGCCCAAGAAACTGCATCAATACCCGACGAAGCGGGACGTGCTGGATTTGATTGCGGCGTACCAAACGCCGGCCCTCGATACGGATACACCGGCGCTGAGCAATATCGCGTGGGCGGGCAACGAGGTTGATACGGTGACCTGGTCGGCCACCGACAGTGACGAGTCCCTGCAATTGCGCTACAAGGGAACCACCTATGCGATTGCGGCCGGATCAACGACGGATCGATTTATTGTGTGGATTCCCGAGGCCCCGACGCTCTTTTCGACCACGGACGACGAGGACGTGGCGCAGGCGGCCCTGCAGAACGGCGCGTGGTTTGTGTGTGAGAACCGAGACGGCGTGCCGTTTGTGGCACAACCGTTCCGATTGATTTGGGCGGGCTGCGTGCAGACGGGCACCTTGACGGCGAAACTGGCCATTATCGGCGCGTTGGCGGTCGGAACGGGAGAAATTCAGGACTATGCGACGGCCTATCCGTTCAGCGCCTATACCGGAAACGGCGTCGAAATCACGCCAGCGGATACCGACGTGACGATCCAGCAGGTCTCATTCACGTCAACGGGCCGGGCGGTGAAGCTGCATTTCGGCTCGCGCGTCAGTTCCTATGGAACGCCGGAATATTTGTACTCGCTCTTTATGGACGGCACCGCCGAGGCGAATAAGATCTGGAATTCCGGGACGATCAATTTTCCCTACCAGGCCCGGCGGCATTGTTCGTTCAGCACGACACATACGCCGCCGGCCGGGGCGCACACCTATTATCTTCGCTTGCAGGCCAGCGTTGCCAATAGTACCTATGCCGACCGCCGTTATCTGTCGGGGATGGAGGTCAAGAAATGAATTATACGGTGTATGATGGCGACGGTAAGATTTTACGGCATGGAACCTGCGCGGGTGAGGATATGGACTTGCAAGCGAACGCGGGCGAATACGTCATGGCCAGTGATGCCGATGATGCCCTGCAGAACGTCGCGTTCGACGGCTTCGACGTCACCGGTCAGCCGGTGTCCCCGCGCCTGGTCGCTCAGTCGGCGGCTGAAAAGGCACAATGGCGCAGGCCGCCGGTGCCCGAGGAGGACGCACCGGTCGTCATTAAGAAAAAGGACTGGGACGAACTGCAAGCGCGGCTGGCCGCGTTGGAGAAGGAAACCCCTTCCTCTCGACTCAAAGCGTAAGGAAGGATCCATCGCCATGGCGACTCGCTTAGAAGAACAGAAGGCACTCCACGCACAGGTCTGTCGGTTGTGGGATCGTTACCGGGACCTGGTGAAAGCTCAATTGGTCTTGAAAGGGGACGTCAGCGATTTGGAGCGTCAGCTCGACGTTGCCGGCCGAAAGTTGATCGCCTTGTACCGCGCCAGCGATGCCGGTCTGGACGCAGAGGGGCCGGACACGCCATAGCTACAAATTTATGTGTCTTTCCTATTATGGAGAAACCGGCGCACTGAAACCCTGCGTAGGGGCGGCTAAGAACGCCGGTTTTTTGTGCGCCCGTTGCCCACCTGATGAACCGAAGGAAGGTTTGATTTCGAGAACTGAAATTCGGAACGTATTAACTGATCGTAAAACAGTCACCACGTCGTCACTTCGTAAAAATATTTTCGCGATAAGCACTATTTTTAGGGGTCGTAACCTATCACACAACAAAAGTTTAGAGGCCGATTAAGATAAATTTATGGCGAGTACATAAAATCTTATTGACATCCCATAAGATATACGGTAAGATATATTCATAATAAAAACCAAATCATTTAAGGGTAGCACCATGACCATTCCAATTCTCATTGCAGCGATAAGTCTGTACGCATACCAGCTTTATCATCAAAGGCCGCGCGTGAGCCGTCAGGTCGAATGGCTGAAGAAGTCCATAAAAACCGCCGATTCCTATCGGCTTGTCTGAAAGGTTAGCACAATGGCAAGTAGCAGATTAACGATAGCGGACGCAACCACGCTCATAGCCTATGCAACGGCACTGGAGAGCCTTGACAGGTATTCGGATACCGAATTCCAAAAGGTCTTTCAAGTCACCAAGCGAGAAGCGGTATCCAATGTCGCTAAGTGTCTCCGCCGGTACGTTGCCAACAGAACAGGAGAGGGGGCGTAAATGAAATCCATAACCGAAATCAAGTCAAGAGTCCGTGCGCTGGCCGCCACGCTCGGCGCTAAGATATGTGAAAACAGCCGAACCGATATCGAAGTGGAAGCTCCGGACGGTTATTGCTGGTCTTGTGAGGGCGGTTGGGGCCTCCATGTGCTGGTCGCGTCCCAATGGGATGATGAGCCGATTGGCCATTTGTGGCGGGACCTTTGGGAACGCATGGACTATGGAATCGAAAAATGTGATTGCGATGAGTGCGGAAAGGAGGCGTAAACATGGTCGTGTGGACCTACAAAGCGAAGCGAGACAGTGACGGCGTTATTGCCTTAGTCGAAATCAGAGACGACGAAACGACGCGGAGCTATCCGTTGCGTCATTTTGTCCGTCACAGTCCGACGGGGTTTGAAATGGGGTACGGCGGATCCGGGCCGGCTGACTTGGCGTACTCGATCCTGGTGCATTACTTCCTGAGTTACAAGCTCACACTGGACGCCGCCAAAGAGGAAGCCAGTGCGCATTATCAGGCGTTCAAGTGGCAATTCATTGCTCCAGCCAAAGAGAGTGTGATGATCCGCGACGGAGAAATCGAAGAATGGTGGGTCGGCCGGCGCCAGGCCGGAAAAGACCCGACAAAGTATGTGGCCGACTCCGTGAACGGCGAGAAGGTGACCCTAAGAGTACGCAAGACAGCGACAAAGACAGAGCTTAAACAGTACGGCAGCTTTTTGGTGTCGAGCGGGTGCACGTGCGAACACTCCGAGTTTCTCTGCTATCCTGGAGACGGCGAGTGCTCGTGCGGCATCTTCAAGCACCATGTTCATTGTAAGCTGTGCGGCGGTGTAAGTCAGATCGGTTGAGTCCCGCCGACCTGGGCGGCTGCAATGTCGCCCACCGCCTTAGCCCCCGCAGGTGGGGCCCTATAGAAACCTGTTGTACAGGAGAGACGGTTATGTCAGAACAACAAGTCACACTCAAAGAGACGAAGCAATGCAAGCACAGTGTCCGATTCGACAACCCGGACAAGAATTCTAAGGTGCTCAGTTCAGTGTATGTGCTGAGGCCGGCGTATGAGGCCATGCACAATCCAAAGGAAATCACGGTGACGATCAACGGTCCCCGAGCTAAAGAATGAACAGGCGGGGATCGTTTAAGGGTAGCGAAAGCAATGGTAACAGAAAGTGAGGAGACGTCAAATGGCACACGAGTTGGAAGTCCAAGAAAACGGCGACGCCCGGATGTTCTATGCGGGTAAAGCGCCCTGGCACGGATTGGGAACGAAGGTCGAAAAGGAAGTCACGAGCACGGCGGCTATGAAGCTGGCCGGTCTGGATTGGAAGGTGGAGAAACAGCCGCTCTATGTCAAAAAATATTCTGATGACGGCGAGGCCGAGCGATACGAACCGTTTGACACGCACCGCGTCGTGGTGCGAACCGAAGACCGGAAAGTCCTGGGTATGGTCGGGCAATGGTACGAGTTGATTCAGAACGAAGAAGCGGTTGCCTTTTTGGATTCGCTGGTCGGTGAAGGGTTGGCGATGTACAATACGGCGGGGTCGCTGTTCGGCGGACGGCGGGTATTCTGCTGCTGCAAGCTGCCGGAGAGCATCCAGGTCGGCCCCGATCAAGTGGATAAGTATCTGGTGGCGATTTGGGGGCATGACGGCGGGATGGCGTTTCATATCAAATGGACGCCGATACGGGTCGTCTGTTGGAATACGGCGAGCGCCGCGTTTCAAATTAGGGGGGGCAAGGTTGAGGCGACAGACAGCGTGTCCATCCGCCATACGATACACTGGAAGAACCACGCCAAAGAGGCGCGAGAGATTTTAAATCTGACGAACCTGTATTATGATCGACTGGAAGAATGTTTTCAGAAGCTCATCAAATCGAAGTTCAGAGAAAGCGACTTCACAAGGTTCGCCAACAAGCTCTTTCCGGACGGCGTGAACGAAAAGGGCAATACGATTGACCGCAGTTGGTTACGTGATCCGTTGAGAGGATTGTTTCACCACGGTCGGGGCAACGATCATACGGACGTCAAGGGGACGCGATGGGCGGCTTACAATGCGGTGACTGAATTCATCGACCACGAAAAGGTGTATTACGAAAGCCAGTATGGCGGCGTGGCCGACACGCGAATGAATCAAGTGATTTGGGGGCCGGGATCGAACATCAAGAAGCGGGCGCTCGACCTGCTGACCGTCTGAATGTTGGCTACCCTGTTGAGGCGGGGGCGCCGGTATGGGCCTCCGCCCTTTAAAAAGGACATCATCATGGACCGTATGGTATGGGTGAGAAGCGACAAGTTGACCGACCAAAGCATGGCCTACTCGACATGCCTGAGCCTCGACGGAGACGATCACGATATTGAGTTCGTCATGGCGGATGAGCGATCGGCGCACGATCTGGCGGCGGCGTTGCGTTGCCACGAAAAGACGATTGTTGATGTGTGGGTCAGAGAAAAAGGCAGGCGGTTATGAGCAACGGAAAGATGTTACTGAATAAGGCCCACGTCCGGGCGTACATTCTCAGCCGTCAGAAAGAGATCCGGCCGGGATGGGCGTTCAAGAACGTCTCGGCGCAGGTGTACGATGATTTGAACGAACGGGTCCGGTTGTGGATCGACGGTTCGCTGAGGCGCCACCCGAGCAAAGGAAAGACATTTACGCAGATTGCATGAGGTAAACATGAGCGAAAAAGAAACTCAGTATTGCCAAATCAGCACTTGTCAGACAGAGGCGGTGACAGAACGCACAGATGAAGGTAGCGGTCTTGTTTATAAACTCTGTAGCCAGTGCGCTTCGGTTTGGGATTTGGCTCAAAGTTGTGTCGAGATTGCCGTCGAGATTGTCAATGGTGTGGCTTATTGCGATGATCCGCGCGTGGATATAGTCGATCACGACGATAAGAGGCGGTGACAGAGTGTTATGGGAAAACGTTTGCGCAGATTGCGTGAAAGGAGATTGGTTTATGGGTTTAGGTTTTGGTGTGAAAAAAATTGACTACGATGAGTGTGCAGCGTCTTGGGGTTATCCTGGATTCAATAACTTTAGGAAGCGGCTGGCGTTGGCGGTCGGTATTGACCTGGATTTGATGCCGGGGTTCGCAAAAGAACCGGAGTTTGAGTGGGACGATTTCGATGATGACATTATCCCGTTGCTCAATCACTCGGATTGTGACGGCGACTTGACGCCAGAGGAGTGCAAAACAGTGGCCCCTCGTTTGCGGGAATTAGTGCTGCCGTGGGACGCCAACCATGACCGTGACAGGGTGGAGGCGTTATATCTGGCCGACACGATGGAAAAGTGTGCGGAGAAGGGTTGGGATTTAATCTTTTGCTGAAAGTGAGGCCGATGATGGATAACCACATAGCGAAGCAAGAAATTCAAGAGGGCGGGTGCCCGATGTGCGGGGACATGCTGAATTACGGTGACAGCGGCACGCAGGACGACTATCGCTGGTATGACGTGGCGTGCCCGAAGTGTCTTTGGGAAGGCCGGCAATGGGAGCGAGTGATCTTTGAGGGCTATACGGTGCAGGATGAAAACGACGAGACCCGGAACGTCGAGCCAAGCGACGGAACACTCGGGCCCGCGAGTACCCGACAGGCGGCTCTCGAAGCCTGCAAAAGGCTCGGTATGGATATCTCGGACGGCAAGCCCCAGGTGCTTATCACGGTCGAAGGGGGCTTGGTGCAAGGGGTTCAGAAAACCGATCCGCAGATCAGGGTGATTGTCCGGGATTATGATGTGGAAGGAACCGACAAAGACGACCCCCGTATCAGCCAAGACCCGCAAGGGAACGATTGCTGTGAATCCGAATGGTAGGCGAGACCATGAGTCAAAACAACACGGAAAGTGAGGACAGACGATGACAGAACTCTATGAAGAACACAGATCCCAAACGCTCGATGAGCCTGAGCGCAACAGCGTTATCTTGGAAGATTGGCTTGCCGGCCTTGACTGGACGGCCAAACTCGGTTGCTGCTTTTTTCACGCCCTTCTGACGTCCAAATCGAAGCGACTGAAAGAGGTTGGTACGAACATGATGCGACAATTTGATGTGGACATCATCGAAACAAGCGGAATGACCGCCTCTGAGGATTTCTATATCCGCGAACTGTATTTGATGTTCGCTGAGCACCGTGTCTCTCAGGAGGCGATCCATTTACTCGAACACGGAAAGTGAGGATAGACGATGACAGCACTGTTTGAAAAATACAGACCCCAAACGCTCGATGAGGTCGTTGGGCAGGATGAGGCGGTCGAGCGGGTTAGACGATTGCTCGAGCGCGGGTGGGGCGGCCGGGCATGGTGGTTTGCCGGGTCCAGCGGCACCGGAAAAACAACCCTGGCCCGGATCATTGCCCGGATGGGCGCCGATGATTTCTTTATCGAGGAATACGATAGCGGAGACGCGATTAAGACGGGGGATCTCGAGCGCATTGAAAGGACGATGGGTCTTGGTGCGACGGGCAAGCGGGGCCGGGCGTTCGTGATTAACGAGGCGCACGGCTTGCCGCGGTCGGCGATCCGGAAGCTGCTCGGTATCCTCGAGCGCATTCCGAGCCATGTCGTGTTCATCTTCACGACCACGCGGATGGGCCAGAAGAAACTGTTTGACGATCAGATTGACGCGCATCCACTGTTGAGCCGGTGTGCCAATATTGAATTGAATTACCTGGGTCTCCATGAAGTGTTTGCCAAGCATTGCCGGCAGATTGCTACAAAAGAGAACTTGAACGGCAGGCCGTTCGGCGAATACGTCAAGCTGTCGATGCGGTGTAAAGGCAACTGCCGAGAAATGCTGATGAAAATCGAAGCGGGAGAAATGCTATGAAGCGTGTTGTGCATTACGCAAACCACGGCAAACGCTTTAGGTTTCCTTGCTGTCAAGAGGAAATGAATCGATGGCGAGCGTCCTTTAAGGACGATTGCACGCAGGCCGATATGAAATTGTGGCCGAAAACGACCACCAGCTTGCACAGAGTGACGTGCCTGGAGTGCTGGCGGCATATCAAGACAATGGCCGACATGAGGCTCAAGAGAAAGAGAGGATGGCGATGAACTACAAGCTATGGTTGCAAATCGAAGAGATTGACGGGGCAGAAAACCATTACGAGAACATCGGAGATCCGGACTGGATTGCCGAATATGATACGCTCCAGGAGGCCCAGGCTCAATTCGATCTGGTGGCGGAAACGCCGCCGAACGAAACGAAGATGGCATTGACGCATAGTAAAGCCATGCTCGAGCGCCTCATGGAATCGACGAATCTGCTGGCCCGAATCTCGGAGCACTTTTTCGATGCAGACGATGGGCCGGCAAAGGATGCGAAGAACCAAATCATGGAAAACCTGAAAGTCATTGACGCCGCACAGAAGGAAGGATCATGAGCTTGCTGAGTATCAAGATCCAGACGTTCAAGAAGGACGGCCGGCGTTTCATACGTTTCGAGAGCGGCTCGGTCATGCCGGCTTCCGAAATCCCCGTCGGCTGGATATTAAAAATCGATTACGCCGACCCCTCAGACGAGCCAACGTCTGATCGGCAACCGCTCGACGGCAGGGGCAAGTAAGGGATGGATACATGTCAACTTCAAAGCCGATCTGTGGCGCCATAATATCACTACATATCCTCTTTTCAGCGAACCATCCCTGATAGAAACACCTGTCAAGCGCCAAAAAGGCACTTTTACAGGTGGTAATCGGACAACAAGGACTATGCCCCACAAATCAACTTGCGCAGTAACGGAGATTTGATCCGTTGCTCAAAAAACAGACTTCGCCTATTGGCCAGTCGCAACCCACCAAGTATCAATCACTTACAGAAACAACCAAATCAGCCAGCGCCCTCGAAAAACAGAATCTTGTTTCTGGCTTGTTTTTTGAAAGCGAAATTGACACGTCAGAGCTATCCCCAGACTTGATAGAAATCGTATCTGTCTGGCCGGATTTGCCGGGGTATATCAGAGCAGCAATCAAGGCACTAATCGAAACGCATATCCGAGGGAAGAAGTAAATGGCTAAGGAGAAAACGACAAAGAAACGAAAAATCCCTGCCAAACAGGGAAAATCAAAAGTCGGCTATAAAAAGCCGCCGGAGGAATATCAATTCAAACTCGGTGAGTCTGGTAACCCTGCCGGACCTCCTATTCGTCGTACTCAGTTGTGGGTGTATTTCTGCAAGTACATGACGATGACGGACGCCGAGCTTGTGAAGCTGGATCGGAGCAAGTTGACTCAAGCCCAGCAGACGGCACTGAGGCTTGTGGAAAATGCCAAAGCCGGGAAATACTCTGGTTCTGAGCGCTTAGCCCGGCATGTATTTGATCGGGAAGAGGGCAAGGCCAAGCAGAAACTAAAGATTGAAGGCGAAGTGCTGGTGTCGCGCGTACTGAGTGATGAGCAACTACGCGAGTTGATACAGGACAAGGTAACTGATTGTGCAGACGCCATAGCGAGCTAA